ACATTTTAATTAGTTCCTGACTAAACTGTAAATTCCAATCAAATTCTAATTGATTATTTCCAATGAAGATTTTATGCTTACCAACTACTTGACCTTTTTTATAGAAGTCAAAACAAAATTGAGTTTCAGTATTTGTTATAAACATTTCCATTGTTGTATTATCTAAACTTACATTACTGATGTTGATTCGATTATAGTTAACTAAGTTAGCATCTATATAACCATACCAGTACTCAAGGTTATTGTTAAGTTCTATTTGATTAGAGTTATTCATATATCTGTTTTTTAATTGTGTTATATACTTCGTTATATTCTTTTTCTGTAATTTGCTCATAGCTGCATGGGTATTGCATCATGAGTTGAGTAACTTGTATTGAATGTTCAAAGTCTCCTAAAAATAAAACGGTAGTTCTTGTTTCTTCAACCATGTAATAATGGTAATGTTGTTTAGTAAATAATGGTAGTTGAACTTCCATTTGTACTTTTTCTTTTTTTTCAATTGTGATTTTCATTGTTTGTGTTTTTAATTATAAAGCAAATATAAAGCAAATTCCAATATAAACAACAAAAAAAAGCAACTATTTTTTATAATAATTGCTAACTAATTGGAAATCAATAAGAAAATTTTAATCCTTATTAGCTCTCTTTTTTATCTTTTTCTTTTCCCAATGGCGAATTATAGCAGCTACTAATAAAGTAACTATTGAACCTACTACTGAATTATCAACTCCATTAATGAAAGCTCCGCCACCTGTAACCTCATGTACAGCCACCGCTGTATTAACTACTTCACTAACTACTGTTGTTAGTGTATCATTTACTAATTGTAATAACATTTGTATATTGTTTTAAATTGTTTAAATTTGCTCTTCGTTCTTTGTGTTTTTCATATAAATTTCAACTCTTAAAAGCATCCTTCGTGGTGCTTTTTTGTTTTATACTATTTCTATTGTATGGACTTCGTTATTATGTAACAATAATCTGTTTACTAAATCCGTTTCAGCTTTTGTGCTTTCAAATATTGAATTATGCCCTTTTTTATAGCCTATAAGAATACATCCAAGTGAATGGTCTGCTGTATTACCTCTGTGCAATAAAACCCCGTCAAATCCTTTTATTTCAAGAATACGAGGTAACATCCTTTTGAACTTAGGACTTTGATTAACTGTTAACTTATAAAAGCCTGAAGGTATTGCTGTAAGTCCGAAAATCTTTTTTGCTTGAATAAATAAAAGAGAATCACTTTGTTTCAATCCTCTGTCTTTATCTTCTAATGTATAACAAAAGAAAACATCATTTATAAATAATGAGCCAATTGTACAAATGTCATTTTTAGTTTCTCTAACTACTTTTAGTTTCATCTTCTATTTTCTTAGGAATTACAGCTTCGTTTGGTTTACTATACAATTGTTCAAGTCTTTCACGTTCTAAACAATTATACAACTTAGCTTCTAAATGTTCTACTCTCGTATGAGTATGCCATAGCCACAAAACGAGTACCGCAGTTGCGCCATGTTTTTTTATTAAGTCTAATGCTTCTTTCATGGTATTGGTGGTATTGGTGGTGTGTAAGGACTTAATGGAATATCTAATAAATAAGCGTATTCAGTTTGAGCTACATCAATTTCATCTTGTTCACTAAGAAATAAAAAGTAAATTCCGTTTATGTCCTGAACAAAATTAAAAAAAGTATCAGCATCAATGAAAACTCCTTGTAAATCATTTGCTTGTTGGTTTGTTACTATTCTTCCTTCCATTATACGTTTCTTCCTAAAGTTGTTTGATATGTATTTACCGCTGTATAAAAGTTTGCTGCTTCTGTATCTGTTAAGCCATCTCCTATTGAAGCTAATGCGCATTGTTTTGCTGAATATAATGCAATTGCAGGGCTTGTTGTTGGATTATTTCTTGCACCTATTAAAAGTTTGTAATTAGGTAATGAAGTAGTATCATTTGTTGTTACAGTTGCTTCTGATGAGGAATTTCTATAACCCTCTCTATCATTATTAGCCCTTTTCGATCCTATCCAAAAACCCTTACCATCCGCTGTTGTTGTATAGCTAACAATGCTTGATGTTCCACCACTTGCAAAATTAACAGCACTTCTTAATTGTAAATAATACTGATTAGTTGTATCTGCCGCTCCTATTTCACATTCTGTCCCCACAGTAGTAGTTCTTGAGTAAAAAGATAGATGATTGCTTGAACCCGTTAAATTTGATAAAGCATTAATAAAAGTATCAGCATAAGCACTTGTTCCATTTGGTGTCATTCCAGTTGAAGCATGTGTCCAACCAGTTGAAAATGATAACCTAAATGCAGCATCTAAATCTCTTGGGTCTTTTAAATTCCATTTGTGAGTTGATGCAGTTCCGCCAACTATTGGATATAAAGCTTTCATTTTAGTCCAAATGTTAGCACTCTTTAAATCTAATACAAGTTGATTAACTGCGCTTTGTTGTGTTCCGTCAGTTATACCAGCAGCAGTGATAAAAGCCTGTGCATCCGCATCATTTGCAGCGCCACCTAATGGTGCATATCTCTTAGGTGTTAATCCTAAAAAAATCATTCTGAATAAGCTATAATTGAACCACTTGTTAAAGTCAAGTTAGTAAAAACAGCATCACCAGGAGCGTAAATTATAGCACCTTGCTTTAATGTTTTACCACTTAAACCAATTGATGTTAAATAGTTAGTTGTTGTATCAGGAGCAAAGCCACCTGTTAATGTGCCTACTACTGTATCAGCTTGAACTATAAAACAGTAATATTTTTTACCTGTTCTTGGTGTATTATTATCTATGTACTCACACCCACCGTTTGCTGTTAGTCTTAATGCGTTTGCCATGTTGTTTATTTTTTAAAGTACCTTATTTTTTATTTAATGCATCAATCAATTCATCCGAATTAAGATATACTATACCATTCAAGTCTGTATCATATGCAAAGAATAAGTTTGTTTGTGTTTCAAAATTTACATGTATAGATTGTTCATCTAATTTTTCAGAGTTTACATAAATCAAATTTTGATTTCTGAACTCTACATTGTCACCTTGTTTTTTTAAATATTCCATTATATTTCTAAATAAATAAATGAGTTAATTGCAGAATCTGCACTATTTGTTAATTGTATTGCAACAATTATATAATATTGATTTGTAATATCTATTGTTATTGTAGAAATTGCAATTGTTGATTGTACTTCACTTGTTAATGCTGTTGCCGATGAATTATAAACTTCTAAAGAAGTTGAAGATTTTACTGCTAACAATCTACCCATATCAACAGATAAAGCACCAGAACCAGCCGTATAAGTTGCTAATAATGTAGCTCCTGTTAAACTATTACTTGTGTTTAAATAAATTCTTGTAGTTTTTGCACCTGCTGTTCCTGTATATTTATTTCTTATAGTAAATTTTGATATTCCAACTTTAAAAGTATTTGAAGGTATTAAAAGACTATCTAATAATACATTTGAAACAGTGCCTGTTATACTTGAGCTATCTGCTGTTTTTGATAAATATTTTATTGGTGTATAACCTAATACAGTTACTATGCTTTTATTTTCATAACGTGTAGTGGTTGAGTTCCAAAATATACCGTCATTATTTGAAGGACTTGGCAAGTAACAATCGTGAAGCTCCCCGATTTCCCATCCGTTTTGTACCTTACAATAGATTTTTCCTTGATTAGCATGGGCATAAACTACATAACCAACAACAACTAAATGATTAGGCGCAATAGGTTGAAGATTTGTTAAACCCCCAGGTGCTGTTGAACTTACATAAAGCACATCTCCATCATTCCATATCTCACCTTGTAAATCACCTGTAGTATCTATCCCTGTTATCTCACCTATTACTACTATTCTGCCGCTTTGATTATTGTTTATATTTTCATAAACAACACCAATTGTATCGGTAGAATTTCCATTGCTATCTGCTAAGGCATAATCAACAGCTAACCTTTGTCCTTGTGCGTCTTGAATCTTTAAAACTTTATAGCCAGTAGCTAATAAATTATCTCCTGTTTTATTTACAATTGTTAAAAATAAGTTTTCAGGATAACTTGTACCACCTCCACCTTCAGGCACATAGTCTAAATTTAACCATGCATCAATTCCATTTCCTATCTTATATCTTGGCTGGTCAGTTCCTGTATAAAGTACATCTGTACTTAAAGCCATTTCACCTGCTAATAAAATAGGATTATTAGAAGTCCAATTTGCAGATGTATCTCGTCTTAATTGTATCTGTGCTGTTATTGTACTCATGCTTGTATTATCGAATTTGTATAAGTTGTATTTGAAGCCCCTCCATCTATTGCACTAACTTGTATTACTGTATATGTCTCACCGCCTTTTAAAGTGGTTATAACAGTTCCATTTTGATTTATAATAGTAACTAGGTTTGATGTTCCTGCATTCGTTATAGTTGAATCAAATGGTATTTGGCATCTATCATAAGTAAAAGGTACTTTTAGATTTACATCAAAGTAATAACCTGCATCTTCATCATCAAATCTAGGTTCACTAAATGGATTTAAAGTAACATTATCACTTACTAACTTCCATCCATAAATAGTAGAGTTAAGCTGTGCAATAATATCTAAACATATTTGCTGAATATCACTGAATAACTCTAACTCATTTTGTTTGCCTTTAATTAATCTATCCATTACATAGATTCTCAAAACATGAGTATAAGCATTACCTTGTAATAGAGGTGGTTCATAATCAACCCACATTGCAGGATATTCAGTTATTCCACTAGTCGCAAACTCTATAACACTACCATTCCCAAAAGAATTGATTTGATAATGTGCGTTTGCAATATTATTTAGGTTTTTTATTACTTGGTTTAACGTTATCATTCAAAAATTTTTTTAATATTTCAATTTTATTAAAGAGTTTATATCCACTCTTTTTAGTAACGTTTTCTTTTTTCAAATTTTTCTTCATAGCTGAATATTGAACGGTTACGACCTAAATAAATACTTTCTTCGTATGAGTACCCTTGCGGGTAAATAGTATCAAAGCCATCGCCAGGATTATCATATAATGGGTATTGGTCTGAATACTCAAATAAATAATCAATTAATCTTTTAGTATGGTATTGTGCCTTGTCAGTAACTAAGTTCATAAAAGAATTTAACTCATTAAAATCAACTCCTGTACTATTATCGCTGTTCTTTTTTACAATGTTCTTATTAGTTACCTTATAAGTTAAAAAAGGCGCAGCCTCAACCATTACCCACCACTTTAAAGCAGGAATTATGTAATTATCTAATAAGGTAGTGTTTAAAGCCGATAATGTATTTGTACTTACTTGGCTTATTATTTCATCGTATAAACCTGAACCAATATAATTTCTAATATGAATTTTTTGAGCTTCTTCAATAGAAATTCTTAAGTATTTTTCATCTACATTAGGATCAACAAATGTGTAATCCTTAATGTATGTTGCTGTTAATAATAATACTGTTGCCATTATTTTTTAATTTTTACAACGTTAGCACTCCAAATATGTCTGCAAAATGGTGTTCTTGTTTGTCCACCTTTTCTAGTCCACCAACCACCACGATAATTCCAAACATCATAACCAACTATCTTACTAATCTGTTCTATTTGCGCTCTTGAATACATTTTATTTGCATCCAATAATTTAACACAGAACTCTCTGGAATTTCGTTTGTCAGGTTTAACTCCTGCTCTCCATTCATAAGTGTACATTATCTTATAGTCTTCGGTATCTGTGCCTATTTTGTTTGATGTTCTAATAGCTTCGGTTGTTGGCACTCTAATATCTTTTTTTTGTCCGCCTGTGTTTGTTTCTTTAACCTTGATTAGTTCTTCTTTAACCATGTCATTGATTAAATCTGCAACTCTATCTTCTTTAATTCTTAAAGTATCTGCAATGGTCTTATTATCCATTAAAGGATCTTTATCTAATAAGCCTACAATGTCTCTTTTAATTTGTTTGCTTAATGGAGAAACATCAACTGCAAAGTCAAAACGATTTTCTTCGTTCATAAACTTTTGCTCAATTACTTCATAGTTTTCTCTGTCGTCACCAAACATTTTAAATATCTCAATTACTTCATCAATTTCACTTTCTGATGCAAAAGAATGTTCACATACCTGGTCATCAAATCTATGGATAGCACTTGAAACAATTGGTTTAACTTCTTCTTCTAATGGAGGTAATCCGTACATTTCACGAACCTCGTTTTTAGTCATTACCTTAATCTTTTCTTCAATAGGTAACTGCTCTTCGATAGGATCTAATTCTTTTAAGTAAATACGATTTGAAAATCCTTTTAATTTAAGTAAGTAGTTAAAGTCTTTTTCAATTTCAGCTTGGTTAGGTATAATGTAAGTATTCTTATAAAGTTCGTAAGAATCATTTATTTGGTCTTTAGTTCCTAATTCACCTGCTGTTTTAATACCTACTAGCATAGGATTAGGAATGTGATGTCCTATAATTAATTCTTGAATAACTTGGTCGTTTAATTCTGTTAGTTGAGAATCTACATTTTGAGGTGTTAAATGTTCAATTGTAGGTGCAGAATCTTTGTTGCCACTAAATGTAATTAGTAAGCTGTTTGCTCTATCTGTTCCGGTGAATTTTTCTTTTAGTCGTGCTTCTATTTCCTCTTTCTCTTCTTCAGTTGGTCTGCCATTACTAAAGTTTAATATAGTTCCTGCATTAAATCCACTTTTAATAGCATTTAAACGATAATTAGATAACTCAACATCTACTTCTGCATAAACAGCCGAAGCCACATAATCAGGCAAAGGATAAGCATCTAAATCAGGTCTGTATTCTTTTGAAACAAATATTTGTCTGCCTGTTGGTTTTTCAGGATCAAATAAAGGGATATATTCTAAATCAGTTTCTTCGGGACTTTGCTTTTGTTTTGACCAGTCTTTTGAATACCAATAGCCATCTGCATCTTTTGCTTTTCTTAAGTTGTTATAAGAAAAGTGTAATAACTCAAAGTTGTTTCCTGCTTTATTCCAAATTACTTCTAAATAATAACCACCAAATAACTTTTTATCTAATACACATTTTTTTACAATATCTTTTAAAGTATCAAAATTTGTATTCTCTTTATTAATAAAGTCATTAGCTAGTGCAATATCTTGAATTGATAAATCAGTACTATCAAAGCCAACACCAGCACCACAAATGTATAAAACCTTGCCATTGATAAAAGCATTATGTTTAGAGCTACGATTGAATAAATAAAGTAAGTAACCAGGATAGTTATTATAGTAACCGCCTTCTTTATCTGCTCCATAAATTATCCATTCTTTTGATTTTTCTTCTTTAAATACAGGTGTTTTGTGTGCCTGTAGTTTAAGATTAATTACATCGTATATATTATTCTCCATAAGTTATAATCGTTTTATTTTGATTATCGTAAGCATTAACAACAGGTAATGTACTTTCTACTTTTACCATTCCTATTTCAATTAAGCCTTCAGCATTTGCAACGTTTAAATTACTTGAACTTGTTTGCTGATAAATAGCATATTCATAAAATCCCGTTTCAGGCAAAGATACAACTCCACTTGTTAAATTAGTAACTCCTGTTGTTTCAGTTATTAAAAATTTATTGTAACGAGTAGGAAAGCCACTTACATCACTTGAAATGAAATTAACTGTACTCATTAACACCTGATGTTTAAAGCTGAATAAATAGTAAGGATTATTTAAAGTAACTTTTTCTGTTAGTGTAAATACTAGAAAATTATTTTGTCCTTTATTTATTATTTGCATATTTTAAAAAGTACCATAAAAACAAAAGGTTGCATTTCTGCAACCCTCCGAAATCAAATCAAACGAACAGGAAAATTATATAATGCCTGAAATAACTCCTGAATTTACTTTGTTTGCAGGTAAAGGTTCTTTTCCTGTTAAAGTAATTGAGTAGCCATTTTTATCACCCATTGCTTTGCCAGTTGATGAAGTTCCTGCTGTTAAATGCATTGCTCTTGTTTCACCTGCTAAGTGATAAATATCGTCTGCATCTTGAACAATAACCATCAATCTGTTTTGTGTTAATAAACGAACAATATTACGATTCTTAGCAGTCATTTTATAAACTGAAAAAACTAATGTTTGTTCGTAAAAAGTTGTACCATTTTCAATTGATACAGTTGCATTCTCGTCAAATTGTGCATCTTCTAATTCAACCTCAACAGTCCAGAATTTTTTTCCTGCTACCATTGTGATTCCACTAACTTGACCTGATGAAGCTGTAATTGTTGAAACATTAGCAAACTCTGTAAGATATATTTTCTTTACACCGCCAGCACCTTGTCTGCAGTCTAATGTAATTCCTTCGGTAAGTATACAGGGCATATGTTATAAATTTTAAAAGGGAGTTGTTACACTCCCTTGGTTAATATTAAGCGTTAGTATATTGAACAACGTGGTCGATGAATTTCACAGCAACACCTGCTCTGAAAGCACCAAACAATCTCCAAACTCTATCGTCTTTTGAATACCATGCTTCGATGTTTTCTAAGTCTGATTGTAAGTCAGTACCGAATACTAAGTTAGAAGCGTAAGTTGCAATAATACGATTTTTTGCAGCTGTTGCAAGACTACCCGTATCGACTGGATTGTCATTATTCATGCCTGGAACGGCCACAATTTTCATGTTAGTACCTGGGTACATTAACTCCCAGTTATTCCATACACCATCAGTTGTGTATTGTGAACCATAAATTCCGTAAGTTGATGTAATCTTAGCAGCTAAAATTCTGAAAGTATCATATCCACAGAATGCAACGATTGGCTCGTTAGCAATTGCTGCTGCTGGTACTTTTGCATAAACATCATCAAAAATAGTTAATACATTAGTTGCATTTAAAGTAGATGCTGTTGCC